TCGCAACCGCATCATTCACCGCCTGCTGCAGTACATCCGGATCATAATCACGACCATCACGCGGTACCGGAATGGTCCCCACAGCGTCATCCACCATCGCCTGCAGAACCGGATGTACCTCATCCACCGTCACATGCTTCTGTAATACCGCCGACAGGGAAGCCAGTTTCTCTTCAAACGCTTGTGCCTGCGCGGCCATCTTCCCCTCAAATGTGCGCTGTAAATCCGCCAGCACCGTGGAGAATTCTTCGCCCAGTGCACGAATAATGGACAGTTCCCGTTCCGTCATTTTCTCAGTATCCCCCTGAACATCGCTTTCACTGCATCATGCTCTGTTTCACTGATTGCCTTATTACCGTCAGATGCGCCGTCAGGCAGTTGTGCTGAAACTGTTTTCCCGGCCGACGCGAACGGGTCCTCACGGGCATCACGACGGGACAGCGCCTCCAGACTGTAGTTCTGCTGCTGAAGATACAGTGCATCACCACCGGCAAGGGGCGGCAGGTTCTCACGTTTACGGGCCTCATTGGGCGTGAGAAGCGTATTTTTCACCGATTCACCCAGTGTTTTCATGCGCCGTTCGCTGTCCATTCTCAGCAGCGTGGTGACGTCAAACTCCGTGCTCTCGTTTTCCCCCGTTTCCAGCGCCTCATCCAGTAACAGCTCAATGGACTCAATCAGCGTCTGCAGACACTGGGAATAATACTGCTGCTCCAGCGCCTCCACGTTGTCACTGGAAGGCGGGTGGCCAACGCCAATCTTGTAGGCCGGGACACGGAACACCGAACAGACAATTTCAGCCGTCATTTTCAGTTGTTCCACCGTCTGCGCATCCACCGGTGAAAACGTCGTGGGGCTGTATTTTGCCCCGTTGCTCAGTATGGCCGTCTTCCCGGCATTTTCGCCCGTATATCCGCTGTCCCAGTTCCCCTTCAGTTTTTTCGCGTTTTCTTCCGTAATACTGCCGGGGACCTCAATCACGCCTGATGGTCGCCCGCCATTTCTGAAAAAATACGTCGAATTTGCCTGAATATGATGCCCCTGCATGGCGGCCAGTCCTGCGGCATACACCGGCGGCAGCCCCACAAGCGGATGAAAAAAACAGTTAAAACGGTCGTGGATCACCTCCCGGGCAGGCACCGTCACCGACTCTGTGATCCCACAGTTCCGGTCCGGCGTGATGCGGTAGAACACGTCGCCGTCATCCGCCACCAGAGGTTCAACCCGGTTCCAGTCCAGAATACGCAGTTCTTTGATCTGCCCCCGGGGGTTGCGGATTTTCAGCACCACCGTATTGCCGTGACGCAATTTGGAATTCAGCCACAGTTCAAAAAACTGGATGCGATTCTGCTGCGCATTAGGACGACGACAGAGACGGGCAGTATCTCCCTGCCGCTTTTCCCGGCGTATTCCCTGTACATCAGTCTGCATCAGGCGAAGCCGCATTTTGGCGATATCCTGGGATATCAGCGAAATGCATGAAAACACCGCGTGAAAGGACAAAACGGTTTCCGGATCGGCTTTCACACCCTGCTGCCAGGCACCGGCAAAAGGCTCAGCCACCGCCTGAAACAGGGACCGCCAGCCCACTTCTCTTACGTCACGTCCTGATTTCTGGTTTTTTCGGGTTCGCCGCAAAAGGTTCCACATTCGCCATGCTCCGCATCACGTTTCTTTTTCTGACCTGCCGGACGTCGCGCTGTGATGTACTCCGCCTTCCCCAGGCGAACCAGCACCTCCGCACACGGCTGTGCCACATCACGGATATCCCCGGCCCGGGCATCATGCGTGCCCTGCAGATACTGGATTTTTGCCATCTGTTACTGCGGGAAGCTCGCGCCTCCCGCCCTCCTCATCAGACTCAGCCACCGGACGCAGTTCCGTAGTTCACACCGGTGATCACCGCCACTGCCGCGGTACGGCGACGACGCCAGTTGATCCAGCGCTCCGCACGGATGGCCACGCTGCCGGTCTGAAACATGGAGACCAGTTCCACCGGTGACGGTGTGCTGCTGTCGCTGGTCGGTTCAGACTGCATCTCCAGTGACGCTTCACGGGACATATCCACCGCCACACCGCCGTCATCAGCCAGATAAATATCCGGTGCATTCACCAGTACCAGCTGGTCACCCACATACTGGGAGACAATCACCGGCAGCCCCTGGAAGGTCCCGCCCAGCAAGGTCATGTCCGGATATTCCTTCTGCCCCAGCGCATTTTTACGCATGGACAGCGCCAGGGCATTGGTGCTGGACATCAGCCAGACCGCACCGGTGGGCTGCAGATTTGCCGTCACAAACTGGCCAAACGCGGCCTCGGCATCCGCATCCGGGTTACCGGTTGATGCCGTGCCCTTCACATCATGGGTGATGGACGCCGGGGAGACATCCGCCACCGCCGCTTTTTTCGGGTCCACAAAGTCTGTGTCCAGACGCGCCACCACCGCTTCCGCCAGCGCATTACGGACCAGTGCATCAGCAGCCGGACTGGAAAAACGGATCAATTCTTCCGTCAGTACCGCAATGGCCGACACTTTCGCATGACTGAAGGTGATGGATTCAAAATCAAACTTCGTCAGGGGTCTGGCCTTACCCTCACCCACCCAGCCGGCAGCACCACCGGACACCTGGGCATGCACGCGGATATTGAACGGCACCTGACGAAGTGCAGGGATCCCGCCCTGACCAAATCGCCCGATAATGGTCTGCGGACGCAGGTAATCAATAAAGTCCTGCGCATATTCCTGGTATTCAGACAGGCTGCCTGCCCACTGCGGGTCCGTGGTGGTCCCTGCCCCCACCGCCGATTTCAGGACATGATGCAGACGGCTGTCATCCGGATACTGACGACGGGCCACTTCCAGGGCTTCAGAGCGGACACCTTTAGCCGCGGCCAGTGATTTGGCAAAGCGGGCGAAACCAATCCCCTTCTCCAGTTTCTGCTCAACACGGATCACCGGCGCTGAAGCCACCGTGGCCACATTCCCGTTACCGGCCTGTTTCACCGGCTGTGCCGTGGCGGCCTTACTGGTTTCCAGTTCACGCAGACGCTTCAGGTGCGCATCCACCTGACGGATTTCCGCTGCGGTGTTGTCGTAGTGCTCTTCCTCTTCCACATCCAGTGTGCGGCCTTCCTCTGCGGCTTTGTTCATGATCTCCTCAAGGGAGGCTGCCAGCGCCGCACGCTTGTTTTCAAAACTTTTAATCTGTTCACCAGTATTCATTGCTGACTTTTCCTTATGAAAAGAGGTTATTGACTGTGCCGAAGCGCCGGCAGAAGATGCGATTTTCACCACCGGTTTCCGGTTGCCGGACGCGGCAGAAAACGGGCGGTCGAAATATTTAATGGTCCGGATGGTGCATTCCGCATTCGCGGGCACGGTGACGGCAGACACCTCCATCAGCTCCCAGCGCAGAAAATGCAGTCCGCCTCCGTCCAGATAAGTGTATTCATGGGGCCGGAAGCCCACAGAAAGCCCCCTGACCAGCCCGGTCTTAATGGCAGCCCAGGCCTCATCCAGCCGGGCTGCCATCTGGGAGGGCATCCCCGGCTCCGGCTTCACCAGCATTGCCGTGATTTCCAGCCCTTCCCTGACCCGACGCACCGTACACTGGCCTACAGGGCGGGAATGGTCATGCTGCCAGAGAAACGGGATCGTACTGCCAAACTCCGCCCCCTCCGGCTCCAGGATGTCACCATCCCGATCCGGAGAAGGCGTTGACGCAATCCCGGTGATCACCCGTTCATCCTCACTGAAGGATTTCACCGTCAGCAGGGAACAGGCCCGTTTAAGAGTCACATCAGCCTCCTGAAAATAAAAAAACCGCCGCAGCGGTTCATGATGGTTACAGGGTGAGCAGGGTTATATGAAAAAAACCTCATACGCTTTCTTTTTCGGTTCCGGATTCAGGGACATCAGGGACACCGCATTGAAGAGCGCCATCAGCGGGTCAATTTTTCCCCGTCCGCTGGCCTGTTTGGTGATAAGAATGGCGTTACCTTTAGGCTCCACCCGGGCATTACCGACACACCAGGCCATCAGGGGCTGATCACCGTGAATCAGCACCCCTTCAGCCAGTTTGCGCTCGGTGGTTTTGATGGCCCCGCCCAGCTTCCAGCCCTGGCTTATCCCCACCACACTCTCATCGGGGATCCCGGCTTCCGCCAGTGAATCCAGAATCTGCCCCACACCTGACGGGTCAATACCGATATGATCCAGTAACTCAGCCTCATGAATACGACGCACATACTCCGCCACTTCCGCCGTGTCATCCCCGACCCGACGGACAATCGTCATGTCTCCACAGGCCACAAAATCCTGAAACCGGGATGCCTCACTCTTCCGTCTGACCACCGCGGTTTCATGCACCCAGGCATGGCCCCAGCCCAGCCATTCGCGGGTTTCCCTGTCACGGCCAGTCACGTACATTCCCAGCAGATCATCCAGGCCCCCGCCGTCAATCCCCACCGTCACCACATCAGCGCGCTGCAGGATATCGTCCAGGCTGACGCGCCTGCCCTGCTGCTCCCAGAAATCCGCGCCCGCCCAGCGGTCAGAACGCAGGGCAAGACCGATTTCCACATTGGCGTGTTTTGACATGAAGCCACGAAATGCTTCCTCACCAGCCTCCCGGGCTTTACGGTACTCCCGGTACAGAAAGGCCTCATCCACCGAATAACCGAGATTCGGGTTAACCATGGCGAGGTTTTCCATCAGCAGGTGAGCCCCGCTTTCCACCATTTCAGGAGGATGCTCAAAAATCACCGGCAGAAAGTGCGGATCATGAATTTTGCCGTCACGGACATCCCGGGCATACTGCAGTTTCTGTCTGAACACCCCGGCGGGCGGTTCATTCGACTGGGTGGTCGTATACACCACAAACCCTTCCGGACGGGAGGCAAGCCCGCCGATGGCTTCACGTAGCATGTCTTCCGCCTTGTACTGCTTGCCAAACAGCCACAGTTCATCAATCAGTGTCCCCACGGACTTGATACCGGACACCGTATTCGGATCGGCTGCCACCACCTTCAGGGTGGTGTCCGTCACCCGATGGGTGATGGTCCGGATATGTGTCTGCACCTGACAGAGGTCATCCAGATCATCGTCCCGTCGTACCATATCCCTGGCAGGGTTGAAGGCGTTAGCCGCCACCTCCACGGTCGGGGCCAGAATGGTGTAGCCCGCCGCCTGCCGCCAGTTCAGTAACAGCGCCGTCATCATGATCCCCGCAGCCAGCGTGGACTTACTGTTTTTCTTGGGGATAAGGATAAACACTTCCTTGATATGGCGAACACCGGTCTGCGCATCGTAGGAGCCAAACAGGGCCGCCACCAGGTCAAACACCCACGGTGCACAGGACTCCCCGAATGTCGGGCTACCCGGTGCATCCACAATTCGCAGTTGTTTAAAAATCGCCAGTGCATGTGCAGCCTGGTCCGGATAAATCGGAGCCGGAATAATCGACAGCCCCTTTTTCAGGCGCTCTGCCCAGTCCGGGCAGGCCGTGCTCCACACAGGTATCATCCGTTGCCCTCATTATCATTATTCACCACCAGGCGGGGTGGTGGTGGCACCGCAAAACGGTTAGCCGCTTTTTTCGCCGCGTCACCTTTTGCCGATTTTTTACCGGCATCCCCTTTTTTATGGTGCGTGAACTGCGCCAGCTTATAAGCCGCATCCAGCGCCAGCCTGGGGTCGGTATTAATGTTCTCCACCAGAAGACGCCCCATCGCTTTCACCGGATCGGGAAGACCATCCTCCATATATTCAATACCAGGAGACATCACCGCGGACGGTGGCATCTCCGGATTGTTTTCGTCCGGCTGTGGTATTGCAGCCGCCTCACGGCGACGGGGTTTATCCTCCTGCTCTGATTTTTTCTGCCGGTAAACAGGAACCTCATCCACCTCCACCGTCTCGCATTGTTTACGGGCTATAAACGCAAGCACCTCCGGATCTTTTGCCAGCTGCGAGCCTTTAACCCTGGCGGTCTTCGCCGAATAACCAGCGGCAATGGCTGACGCTGTTTTGTTTTTCCCGGACATGAGCGCCAGCGCAAATTTTCGTTTTTGCGTTGTCAGCACAGCCTCCTCCCGGGTCCAGAACGCACTCAGCCGGGTATGGTTCAGCCCATTTTTCCCGGCGTCTCATGCCGCAAATGTTAACTGCTGCCTGGTTAACATTTGCTGAAAAAGCCAGTTAACATTTTTTCCGCACAACAAACTGAATAATAAAGATAAAAACCGCAAAAATGCCCGGACAGCCAGTTAACATGTTAACTGCCCTGAAACGGGAATTTTTTCTCTGCGTGAGAGGGGGGGCGGTGTCCAAAGCGATCTTTTTTTACGCCGGATGATACCCCCCCGGGTCGGGTTACAGTCCGATGATGTCGTCCGCTCTGCCACTACCTCCGGACACCTCCGGCAGCGTCGGGTCTGGCATACCACTCGCCGCTTCACGAGCAGACTTTTGTCGATGGCATTCGGTACAGAGCGTCCAGAGATTCGTCTCCTCATTACCACCACCGAACTGAAGTGCAATGCGGTGCTCAAGTTCACTGTCACAAAGGTCAACCACACGCCCACAGAGACAGCACTGTCCGGCATCCCTCAGCCAGATACGACGCTTGAGGGAAACCCGGGCACTACCACTGACCCGACGCTGTTCACCCTTCAGGACATTCACCCGCCGGGTGTTCAGAGTTTTGATTCTGCCCGGTAACGTACGAAGCACAGCCATGTAAAATCCTCCCCATATAGCTTGTCACCAGAGGAAAGAAAATGTCATCGAAAAACCGGACCCGCAGAACCACAATCCGCAATATCCGTTTCCCCAATCACATGATTGAACAGATCAATATCGCCCTTGAACATAAAGGTTCCGGTAACTTTTCAGCGTGGGTTATTGAAGCCTGCAGAAGAAGGCTGTCAACAGAGCGTTCGGGTATGAATTACATAATTAA